ACAATAATATTAGAAGTAAGATAGATGAGTAAGAGAAAACCTAAGGACCGTTCTTACGAGATACTCGAAAGAATAGTTGGCACTAAGTCAAAGGCAACTTTGGCAGAAGCATTTAAGATGGCATTCGCTGAGAAGTATGATGTCAAGAGAGAAGAAATTAAACAGGGTATAGTCGATAAAGTCTATAACAAAGAAAAGGTGGAAAAATGAAACTAATTACAGAAACAATTGAAGATATCGATATCTTAATGGAAGCCAATGCAAAAGGTGGCAAAGATTATAAGATTCGTGGTGTCTTTATGCAAGCGGACATTAAGAACCGCAACGGTCGTATATATCCAGTAGGCACTTTGCAGACTGAAGTTGCACGATACACAAGAGAATTTATCGATAAGAAAAGAGCTTTCGGAGAACTTGGGCATCCAGACGGACCTACAGTTAATCTTGAGAGAGTTTCTCATATGATAACCAGTCTTAAGCCAGAAGGTAAAAACTTCATTGGTGAGGCGAAAATAATGGATACTCCTTACGGCAAAATCGTCAAGAACTTAATTGACGAAGGCGCTCAGTTGGGTGTATCTTCAAGAGGCATGGGGTCTATATCTAACGGTATGGTTGGTAAAGACTTTTATCTCGCAACAGCAGCTGACATAGTTGCAGACCCATCGGCGCCTGATGCTTTCGTAGAAGGTATTATGGAAGGCAAAGAATGGGTATGGGACAACGGCATACTGAAAAGTAAATCTGTTGAAGCATATAAACACGAAATAGAAAAAGCAAGATTACACGAATTGACGGAAGTCAAGTCAAGAATTTTTGCCGACTTTATCTCAAAGTTGTAAAAAGTACGCAAATTATCACCAATGCGTAAGGATTGAGATGTTAGTTTGTATAAATATTTGTAATTAATGAAATAAATTAATTTTAATAAAGGAGACCGAATGTCTGAAACCGAAATTAAAGAAGAAGGAGTCTTAGCAGAAGCACCTAATGTAGTTACTAAGGATGCACAAGCAGCTGAGCCTACTCACCTTTCAAACGACGCTGAGGATTTGGGACCAGCAGTAGTTAAACCTACTGATAGTAACCCGAACGCTGCGAAAAAGGTATCAAAAGTATCTGATGCACAAACAAAAGATGCTAATGATGGTTCTTTACCGAATGACAACAAGCCGACTACTGCTTCTGAAGAAGTAGAAATTGACTTGTCTGCTGATGTTGCTGCATTAGTTTCATCTGACGCTGATTTATCTGAAGAATTTAAAGATAAAGCTGCGACTATATTTGAAACTGCTGTAAAGACAAGAATCAAAGAACACAAAGAAATCTTAGAAGTACAGTTTGAAGAAAAACTTTCTGCTGAAACTGAAACAGTAAAAGAAGCTATGGTCGAGAAAGTCGATTCATATCTTAACTATGTTGTTGAAGAATGGATGAAAGAGAATGAATTAGCAGTTGAAAGAGGTATTCGTACCGAAATCGCTGAAGATTTCATTACTGGACTTAAAGGACTTTTCAAAGAGCATTATATTGATGTTCCTGAAGAAAAATATAATGTACTAGACGATTTAACAGGTCAAGTCAAAGATTTAGAAAGCAAACTAAACGAACAGATTGAGAAAAATGTCAATCTTTCTAAAGATGTTTCTGAGTCTAAAAGAGAAAGCTTAGTTGTTTCTGTATCTGAAGATTTAGCAGACACAGAGAAAGAGAAGTTTGCTTCTATGGCTGAAAATGTTGAGTACGATAGTGCTGAGAAGTTTGCAGAGAAGTTAGAAACTATTAAAGAATCTTACTTCCCTAAAATGAAAATAGAAGAAGCTACATCAAGTGATGAAGTCGATTCTGTGGCGGAAAATTTACCTGTTGACGCTGGTACATCCGATGCTATGGCTGCATATACGGCCGCTATTTCAAAAGACCTTACGACTTTCAAATAGTCTAAGGGTGATTAACAATTAATAAATAACAAGGAGAGATAAATGTATCTTACTGAAAATTTACAAGAAAAATGGCAGCCAGTATTAGAGCATCCAGATTTACCAAAAATCGGTGATAGCTATAAGCGTGCTGTAACAACTGTAATTCTTGAGAACCAAGAAAAAGCAGTTAGAGAAGATAGAGGTTTCATGACTGAAGCTGCGCCTGGTAACTCTGTTGCTGGTGGTGGTGTTGATAACTGGGATCCTGTGTTAATTTCACTAGTTCGCCGTGCAATGCCTAACCTTATTGCGTATGATGTATGTGGAGTTCAACCAATGACAGGACCTACTGGTCTTATCTTTGCAATGAAATCTAAGTTTCTATCGCAAAACGGCCCTGAAGCATTATTTGACGAAGCAAACACAGAATTTTCTTCTGATAACGCTACTACAGATAACGCTGGTGCATCTGGTGATGCTCAATCGGGAACTAACCCTGCAACTCTAAACGATTCTAGTGCTGTATATACTACAAGTTCTGGAATGACAACTGCTGCTGCAGAAGCTCTTGGTGATGCTTCTACTAACGCATTTGCTGAGATGGCATTTTCAATCGATAAAGTAACTGTTACTGCTCGTTCTCGTGCTCTTAAAGCAGAGTATTCAATGGAACTTGCACAAGACCTTAAAGCAATTCATGGTCTTGACGCTGAAACTGAATTGGCAAACATTTTGTCAACTGAGATTCTTGCTGAAATCAACCGTGAAGTTGTTCGTACTATCTATGGTCACGCTAAAGCGGGTGCTCAAGTGAATACTACAACTGCTGGAACTTTCGACTTAGACACAGACTCTAATGGTCGTTGGTCAGTTGAGAAATTCAAAGGTTTACTTTATCAACTAGAAAGAGATGCTAACGCTATTGGTCAACAGACTCGTAGAGGAAAAGGTAACATAATCATCTGTTCTGCTGATGTCGCTTCTGCGCTTCAAATGGCTGGTGTTTTAGATTACGCTCCTGCACTTAACACTAACTTGAATGTTGATGATACTGGTAATACTTTCGCTGGTGTTCTTAATGGTAAGTTCAAAGTATATGTTGACCCATATTCTGCGAATGTATCTGCAAGTCAGTTCTATGTTGCTGGTTATAAAGGTACTTCACCTTATGACTCTGGTCTTTTCTATTGCCCATATGTCCCATTACAAATGGTTCGTGCAGTTGGTCAAGATTCATTCCAACCAAAAATTGGTTTCAAGACTCGTTACGGAATGGTTCAAAACCCATTTGCAACGGCTCGTGGTACTGGTGTACTAGATGTATCTGGTGCAGTAGGTGCTGATGACCAAAATCTATACTATCGTAGAGTTAAAGTTGCAAATATTATGTAATTTTACTTTCTACATTGTAGAGATAGAGAAAGACACCTTCGGGTGTCTTTTTTTTGGCCTTATAAATATTAATGTAGAAATAATTCTACAACACACACACATAGGAGAAACACATGGCAAATAAAAATGCTTATGAGCTTCGTACAGATATACTCAGTATGGCTCAAAATAGAGTAATGGACAAATTCAATAATGAGTTTGGTGTATGGGATATGTCTTGCGAAAGGCATCCTGATACAGGGGCGCTTATGTCAACCACTACACCACCTACTTACCCAACTACTAGTGAGATACTAAAAACTGCAAATGAACTATATACATTTGTTGAAGCTGGTCGGGTGAAGTAATATCTATTAAGGCGGGTCAAACCGCCTTTTATAACTATTATAAATATTAGTATGAAATCATTTAAACAAGTAGAAGAAATCGATTGTATCTGTGAAGAACAATATCAAGACTTAGTTATTACAGAGGCTGAGTATCAAGGTAAAACAGTTAAACTGAATGACCCGATACGAGGTGGTAGTAAGAAGTTTTATGTTTATGTCAAAGATGGCGATAGAATTAAAAAAGTATCATTCGGTGATACGACAGGTTTGTCAATCAAAAGAGATGACCCTGCTCGTAGAAAATCGTTTCGTGCAAGACACAAATGCGATACTGCAAAAGATAAGACAAGTGCAAGATATTGGTCGTGTTATCAATGGCGTGCTAATGCACCGGTGAATAACTAATGACAGATGTAAATGTACAAACTAGACAACCTTCTATTATGGACTATGCAAGTCCTATACAGTTTAGATTCAAATGTTCTAAACTGCCAAAAGTAGAATTCTTTTGTCAGACTGCAAACATTCCTGGCATCGGGTTAGGCGTAGCAGATATAGAAACCTCATTAAAATCTATACCATTTCCAGGCGATAAAGTTAATTATCAAGATTTGGCAATATCATTTCTTGTAGATGAGAATTTAGAAAACTATAAAGAAATACACGACTGGATAATAGGTCTAGGTGCGCCGCAGGACCATACTCAATTTGCAAATTTGAGGGCAACATCTAGTGATAGATTTCCTGGTACATCATCAAGTAACGCTATAACAGGTCAAGCAACAGCAGACCCTCTGCCAGAAAGTGGCATGTATTCAGACGCAACATTAACAGTTTTAAACAGTAAGAACATTGCCGTAACAGAAATAAGATTTCACAACATATTCCCAACATCTCTTGGTGCATTATCATATGATGTGCAAGCGAGTGATGTAAATTACCTATCTACAGCAGTAGATTTTAGTTACATGTATTATGAAATAGTACAACTGTAACGCTTGACACATCAGACTAGGTCTGATATAATTAATATACTATAACTATACATAATGGATAAATAATGGCTTCATATCAAACAAAATCTGCTCGACCAAAACGATATCTAAAAAGTGAATTCTCAGTTCCAATATATACGGCTGAACTTAATTTAGATGTTAAAAATTTACAACACTTCTGTAAAAAACATCAACAAAAAAATAAAGAAGGCCAAGATAAGAGCAATAATGGTGGGTATCAATCAAACTTTATTTTACCACATAAAGGTCCTTTAGAACCACTCATCAAACAAATAGAAACAAATGCAAATATCTTTGCTCAACAATTTCTTAACAAAAAAGTTACTCAAAAAATAACATCTATATGGATGAATACTAATTCATACAAAGATTCAAATAGAGTTCATAATCACCCAGGTTCTGCTATATCAGGCGTGTATTATATTAAAGCGCCCAGTAGTGCTGGTGTTATTGTTTTTCAACACCCATCAATGAACGAATTAGGTTTTTATTATAATTCTTTTCAAGCTCTTCCTGGTGATGTAAATGAACCCGAAGAATATAACCAATATAATACTAGTTTAGTCAAAGCCCCAGCAATTGAAAACACTTTATACTTATTTCCAAGTTGGTTAATGCATTATGTAGAATCAAATATGAATAAAACTGAAGAAAGAATATCAATATCTTTTAATATATCACCGAGTAAATAAATTATGACACTAGAAGAATTACAACAATCAGCTGACAGAGATTTAAAAATAGACGATACTGACTTAGGCACAGAATCAATAAACATACCAATACTTCACAACAAATACCTACAACACTACAATAAGTTCTGTTTGCTTTTAAAGAAGGCAGAGTACGAACAAAAAGCACTCAAACGACACAAGTGGGAATACTACACAGGTAAATCTGATGCATCCGTGTATCAAGAGAAACCATTCGACTTAAAAATACTCAAGGCAGATGTTCATATCTATATGGACTCAGACGAAGAACTACAAAAAGCAGACCAGAAAGAAGCGTATCTACGACAAGTAGTAAACTATCTTGAACAGTTATTGCGAAGTATAAACACACGAAACTTTATAATCAAAAACGCTATCGACTGGGCAAGATTTACGAGCGGCGCACTATAGTTTATGGAAACTCTTATCTTGGAAAAGAAAGACGAAGTGTATCTGACGGTTGATGCTGAGCAAAGTATTCAACGAGAGTTATCTGAGTTTTTCACATTCTATGTGCCTGGATATAAGTTCATGCCAGCATTTCGCAATCGTATGTGGGACGGCAAGATACGAATGTTCTCACAAAAGACAAAAGAAATCTATTTTGGATTGTTCCCATACATCAAAGCATTCGCAGAAGAAAGAGGATACAATGTTGTCTGTGGTGAAGGCGTTGAGATAGAGAACAATGTGTCAAGAGATATCGTTGAAAAGTTTTCTAATAGTCTAGGTCAGAAGTTTGAGGCAAGAGATTATCAGGTCGATGCTATCTATCACAGTCTAAAATTTAATCGTGCCTTATTATTAAGTCCTACTGCTAGTGGTAAATCATTTATTATC